ATCTCGGTAAATATGATTGTTCCAAAAATTTATACTTCATTAGTATTTCTACCGCAGGTAAAGAAGTATGGGGAACCAAATTCCAACTTGAAAAACATAGAAAAAGACTGAACGATAGAAGAAAGGACATGACCAAAAGACTTAAAGAACTTCAAACTAATCTTAAATTTGGTGATCCCAATCCAAATAACCCAAAAGAATTTGTTTGCTTCTTTATTGGTAAAAAACCATATTTTGGATCTGCCAAAAGATTGGAAGAAAGGAAAAAAAGCAGAGCAATATCTTACAGGAAATTAGACATGTTTTATAGAACGAAAAGAAAACTTGTATTGCAGTCTTTGGAAAAAAGAATTCGTAGAGGAACTGTTAATGAAGAAACAGGTTTGGTATTCTGGGAATATAATGAAGCAGGTAAAGAAAAATGGTTTTCAAAAGAAGAATTTAAATTAAGACATGAAAAAGAAAAAGTAAGAAGAAATAAATATAGAAAGAAATCAGTAGACGCTTAATCCTCGACCTTGTGTAAAGAAAGCCGAGGATTCAGCTTATAAACATTTATCCAAAATATCCTTTATTTTTCAAGTTATCAATGATAATATCCAGATTTGGGACAAGATTTAATTTTTTGCAATCTTCATAATCACACCATTCGTATTTATCATGTTCAAAATTCAATCTTATTTTTGGATTATCTACAACTGTTGCATGGACAAAATTAACATAATCATCTTCAACTCTTGTTTGAACCTTTTTTAATTCATATGGAGGAATATCAAGTCCTATTTCTTCTATCATTTCTCTTGATGCAGCATCTTCTGGAGTTTCTCCCTCTTCAACACCACCACCAGTAAGACAATAATATAAAGGCATCCATGGAGCAGTACTGCTTCTTCTTAACAATAATAATTTATTATTGTTAAAAACCGCTACTGTCGCAGACTTGGGCAATCTTCCTTTTAAAAAATCCTGAAAACTTTTCATTTTTTTTCCTCTTTATTAACTTCATTTTTAACTTCTTTTTTAATCTTCCTGCTTTTACTTTTTGTTTTTGATTTTTTTGAAGGTCTTCCACAACACATTTTTGACTCCTATCTTATTACGAGGATATGATTTTCTTCATTATCAAACAATCACCATTAACAATATCTTCTTTTTGACAATATTGAAGAAGAAAATTAATTGCTTTTCTTGTAGTAACATGTGAATCAACTTCATGCCAATGTATGTCATCAAAAAATATATAACCTCCAATTTTTACTTTTGAGAAATACAATGTTGCATCTTTATAAGCTAATAATTCTGAATGATTCCCATCAATATGCAATAAATCAATACTATCATCCTCAAATTGATTATAAACATTTTCTGCTTTATCTTTAATGATTTTGCTTACACCTTTGATATCAAATTTTTCTAAGTTAGCAAGAAAGTGTCTGTATACATAATCGATATCTAACTTGCTCCACCAATCAACATTTGCTTCATCTTGCATTTCTTCTAAAGCTGATTCATTAGACCAAGGATCAATACCTACTATTTCTCCTTTACCGTTTTCTTTAATTGCAAGAGCTTGTGGAATAAAAGAAGAACCACCGAAAACGCCAATCTCTACGCACAAATCGGGTTTAATATCAGCTATGCAGTTGACAAGTTTAGTAGCTTTTTCTAAGCTACACCATCCCTCAATAGATTTTAAATTTTCCTGTACAATATCAATTACATTTTGCATTACCATCTCCATTCTTTGTTGTTTCTTAGTTGATCTCTTTCTTGTTTTAAATCAAAATTAGGAGTTCCTAACCATACATTTAACTTTTCACGATTAGATTCACTGAAAATATCAAAGTTTCTATATTTCAATGTTTCTCTTCTTATAATTTCTAAATGCTTGTCTGTAATTTTGTTGGAATTAGCTCGCATTTCATACAATTCTCTTCCACATATCAACATTCCATAATTTTCTATAGCAATAAAATTGTCAATTTTCTTTTTCATCTTAGTCACATCTTCACAATTTTGTTTTTGACAATCTTCTCCAACTTCCCAATTGGTTTTCTCTTTGTAATCTGTATAACTTGTGTGATCCAAAATATAAAGAAATCCATTTTCATCTAAAGTAAAATTAACTCCTAATTGAACTAGCCTATCACCAAAATCACAATCCTCTAAACTTTTGCAACCATCCATCTTCTCATTATAGCCATTTATAATCAAAGCATCTTTCAAGCTAAAACTAGTACCAGCAAAAGCCCAACTACCATTTCTATGATTATAAACAGCTTGAGATAGATTTTTTAACCTGTGATCATTGATGTAAATTTTACCACTTATAGGAAAATTAATTACTCCGTTAGAAGTATTTATGTTTTCCAATCTTTTGTGCATTCCGAGCATGAAATGCCCATTTTTATAATGATTCCAATATATTTGTAATAAATCATCAGGGAAAAACTCAGCATCATCGCAACTTATTACCAACTCACCATCAGCATACAATATCCCAGTATTCTTTGCGGCAGAAATATAGACATATCCTTTATCATACCAATATCTATGATTTGGATGTATGGGAACATGCTTGACAATAAAAGGTAATGTTGGAATAATTTTACTGAATTTTTCTTTGTTATCTTCATAAAATGTATCAACATAAATGAATTCAAATTCCTTTAATGTTTGTCTTTTTAAATTTTCAACAACAGAAAAAAAATAACTATCTATTCCTTGACTTTCTAAAAAATTATCACAAGATGCCGTGTGTATTATAAAAGATATTTTGTGTACATAATGCATAATTAATCCTCACATTAATTTAGTTATAATCACAATAATGATTTAAAATCTTTATTGGGTTTTTTCCAGTTTTTTCTTAGTTCGTTTCTCTCTTGGTTCAAAAATATATTCTACACATTTTTCCTTCCTATCTTAATATATTAAGCTGTGAATCTATTAATTTCAACAATGCCCAGATCAGGCAGTACATTACTATTTAATCTCTGCCGAATATTATTTGAAGAAGAATACGGCAAAGATAAGACTTATGCCACTTGGACTCAATTTTTCAAAGAGAATCAACAAAAAAAATATAATATTATAAAAAATCATGATAGAGTGCAAAAGCTAATTGATTGGGCTGATTTAATCATCACAAGCGTAAGAGACCCAAGATACGTTATCGCAAGCTATTCTGATTTTAATCCAAAATTTAATGTCAATTCAGAATCACAAATCAAAAGCGTTTGCTCGTCTTATATAAAAACATTTGAAATCATGAAACCTCTATCAGATTATACTTTCAGATATGAAAGCTACTTTAACGACAAAACAAAAATAATAAAAGAAATAATGAATGTTTTAGGAATAAATGAATCAAAAATAGATATAAATAAAATAATAAAAAATTTAGATGCAATTAAAAATACAAAATACGAAAAGCTTGATCGCACTGTCACACAAATGCATCCAAACCATATAAGCCCTAAAGCAAATAAAACAATACATGAAAGATTAACCAAAGAACAAATAAGATTTATTGAATCTAATTTTTCTAAATTTATGCTTGATCATGGATACAAACCAGTCAACTTTATAAAAATGTTATGAGGAAATATGCATCTCGAAGGAAAAGAATTGTGCGGAAAAAATGTTTATTGTTTTGAAAAAGATAATAAAATTATAATGCATCACTTCAATAAAAAAGTCGCAGAATTACAATTTAACAATTCAGAAAATGTTACACATATAAAAATATATAAAAAAAGATATGTTAAAAACATTTTGCTATTCATTGATCTTAAAAAGAATTTAACATTTGATGACATCATTGGTCTACCTATAGAATTTAAAAATGTTGACCAACTGAAAGAAAGATTGCCCTTAAATAAAATTCTTTACTACGGAACAATATTAAATTCCTTGACATTGGTAAAATATGCTGTTGACAGAGAAGTAGAAATGGATCATAATACTTTTGTTCATGCGGCGAAACACAGCAAATTTTCTCTGTTGTTTCACTTGAGGAATAATGTTTCATTCCCAGAAGAAGGAATGATTGCAGCTTTAGAGCACAAAAATTATGCAACAATTAAATTATTATGTAAGAAAATAAAGTCAGTAGAAAAATATATAGAATTAATTAGCACCAAAGAAGATCACAAAAAAATAAAAGAAATGTTGATCAAAGAGTTGGCAACAAGATACAAAAGGTGAATCATGAATCTCTTTCTTGAAGTTTCTTTATCAGATCTTTATAACAGCACAGACACTCACTTTCCTGAAAAGATTGTTAGATCTACTTCAGTTGAAATCGGTGATATTACATTCAACTTTTTACCACCAAGTACACTTCTAATTAGATCTGATGCACACGGAGAAGGCGTTTATCCTCTCACAATTCTTTTAAATAATGTAAAAAAAGGCAGAACAACAATAGAAACTGTAACCGGACCTGTTAAAATAGCCAAAATTAATCCAAGAAATGGCAATGCACAAGTCTTCTGTGGTTGTACCAACTTTGCCTATACATGCAATAGACAAAATGATGCCGTCAATTCACTGTACGATAGTTCCAGAAACTTGCGCCCACCATACATAAAAACCACAAATAGAGCCTTCCTTAATGAAGGCAATCATCCCGGTTTATGCAAACATTTAATTAAATTAGTTCAAGAATTAAAAAACATGGGAGTATTAACAAAACTATGATAAATGTAAACAAACCTTATCTTACAAATCTACTGAGACCATAGTGTTAAGTAAATCTTGTAGTTTATATTCAGCAATTTTAACTACAGAATCATTGTCGCCATAACTTATTATAATTTTATCTTTTTTTCTTACCATTCCAATAGGGAATATACAAGCAATTTCATTTTGTTTTCTAAAAGGCGTTTCACATGCTGCATCTGCTGGCAAATAAGTTCTATTAGCACATTTTAAAACATTAAATGGAGGCTCACCAGAAAACAAATAAACTCCATTGTCATAGTGATGTTTGTGACTATGAATCATTGATGTATGAAAAGTGCCAAGATAATTACCATCATCTAATCTAACAGCATTAGTATTTCCTCTCAAATGAGCATCTATCTTCCATGGAGATACCCAAGAACTTTCAAAAACTTTCTTGCATTTAAAGTTGTTATCTAATTCATAAATCCCATGAGGACAAACAGAGTTTATAATATATATTTTACCATTATGATCAAAAGGCATCCAATTTTTCTGCCTTGAATTCATATGAGCAGGACTTATTCTAAAAGATGTATCTTCAATAAATTTACCAGAAGATCTGTTATCCATTATAACAGTTCCTCTCATGTATTCTGTTTCATACTTGTCGTTTTCAATATAAGAATAAATCATCAACAACTGATTATCTTTAGTCCAAATTAATCTTGGATCAGCACATTTGTTTATATTAAATTTATGATAAGACTTTTCAACCACCTTGTAATTTTTGTCTAATATACAACCGACAAACTTTAGTTCATTTGGGCGGTATACACAAACATAATGATCATCATCTAATTCGACTAAACCAGCATTGAATGAACCTTTTTCTGGGATATCAATCTTGATAAATTTTGCATTTACAGTTGTTAAAAAGTCTTTATCTGGTCTAGGTTTCTCAGGAACAATATTATTTTTATTTCTTCCACCAATAGATTTTACAATTTTTTGTCCACTGCCTAAAGAAGAAGAAGCTAGTAAATTATTTTTGATTCTACTAGCCATGTCTCCCTCATTTATTATTTTGTTTAAACTGTTAAGATTAATTACAGCAGCTCTTCTTCTTGATGCTACATCTTTTTTTTTGTCCATATAAACCTATCCTTATACTATAATAGTTATTATATTCAATAGTAATTTTTAGGTTTAACCAATAAACATCATAAATTAAAGACGAGCTTTTATAATTTTAATCCTCTATTACTTTTCCTCGACAATATTCCAATGATTTTTTTATTTCTTTTTCTATTTTGGTAAAAGCAATATTAACTGTTTTCTCAACAATATTTTCAGTATGGTTAATAGGAGAATTTTCATTACAAAACTTAGTCAATTTTTTGAAATCAGGACGTTTTAATTTACCACCACCATATAAATAAGATACAAAAATTTCATATGCCAATTCGTCGGCATCTTGTACAGTTTTATTTTCCACAGTTGATTTTGCAGATGCAAAATTAAACAATAAAGGCAATATTTTGTTTGGTTTAAATTCTACTGAAGGAAATTCATTGTTGTCATAGAATTTATTCACTGTTGTAAAAGGTATTTTGCCAAATGTCAGATGTGTAACTAAATTGAAAACAGCCATCTTAATTGTATCTTTAGAAGACGAATTTCCCATTTCAAACACTGCATGACCCATATTGTGCAAAATCATCCAAGGAGTTAGTAAATCTCCTTGTGATGATTTCTTAAGAAAAACTATATCCTCTTTTGGAATTTTATCAAAAAAGTATTTTTGAATATCTATGTCATCTCTGTTATATTCACCAAAGTATATATGAAAATTAAAGCCTTTGACTCTTGCCAATACTGTGTCTAAAACAGATATTATGCCACCACGAAGCTTGCTACGACTACTAATAACAAGCGGTCTTTTATACATGCCAGAAATATATTCAGTATCTTTTTCATTAAGAGATGGCTTAAATTCATCTCCATGTGGCATCGTAAAGCCACCATGACTCGATAAAGCTTCCAAAAATTGATAAAAACTTTTCATTGTACCTATATAGAAAAACCCCGGCGAAATATTTTAACTTCTCTACTAGCAATTTATTTAAAATTATCACTAAATATACACTATGAATACTTTCAAACAATTTCTAGAATCTAGAAACGATGAACTAAGAAAAGCATTAGAAGACATTACAGCCAATTTCGCTAAATATGGATCGCCAGTTCCTCCACAACCAATCGATACAGATCCAGATCTCCTAAAATGGGAACCAGAACTATTAGAATTTAACCCAGAATTAGTTAAATGGACTCACGAACTACTCCATAAACGCAAAGATCAAAACCAAACAGCAAAAGAATTTAAAAAATGGATCGAAATGAGAACCAGAGCTGAAATGAGAACCAAAGCATCAGCACCACCTCCTCAACCAAAACCACCATTGCCACCAATAGAAGACTTTATCAAAGAATATAAGCCAAAAAGACATCCCGAAAAAGACTACGGAGGATATAACGATGGAATGAAATACACTGTAGTATCTACATCAAAATCTGTACCACATGAATTAAGACAACTAATAGCAAGATCACTAGGAGAAGAATGGTCATACCGTCAAGAAGTTGATAGAAAACCTTCAGATAACAAAAGAAGACACTATTACCTCGTTTATTGCCCAAGCCTAAGCTTGTAAAATAAATTGACATAAATACTAATTTATAATATAAAAATAGAGGCAACTATGTCATGATCGAAATCCCTATCACAAAAATCATGCTAGATTATGCAAACCACAAAGCATACCAACTCGGAAAATTAAAAAACTCAATAACAAAAGGCGAAGGTAATATCGCCGGATTCCTTGGCGAAATAGCAACAAAAATGTATCTAAACATACCATATAACAAAGAAGAAAACTCTATACACTACGATATAATACACAACAACATAAGAATAGATGTTAAAACAAAAAGAACCACAACTACTATAAAACCATACTACGAAACCAGTATCGCCAACCTCAATACACTACAAGATTGTGACGATTATCTCTTTACAAGAGTGTATCAACCTACATATTCAAATATGCCAATATCAGTATTCCTGCTAGGTATCTACCCAAAAGACCTATACTTCGAAAAAGCTAGATTTCTATCCAAAGGAGATATTGACGGAGATAATAACTATATCGTAAAAAGCGACTGCTGGAATATGACTATTGATGAATTATACAATATTAACTACTAATCATCACACAAATCTTCATTAAAAATTCATCCCATTATGCCCCAAACTTCCATAAATATTATATGGAAGAAATTAATCATATAGTGAATCATATCACAACCATGAACCCAGCACTACCTAATTCTCAACAAGAATTAATTAGCACCCTGTCATTCATTGCTATCGTACCAGCAACCACCATGTTCATCCTCTACGCAATCTATGAAGAATATTTTCACTGCTAATCTAAATATACCATGATCACCTTCAAACAATTTTTAGAAAATAAAGAAGACTTAGAACTACCACCAGAAATGGGAACCGCTCCAATACCAGATGGATGCGTAAGACTCTATCATCAAACAAATCCAGAAAATGTTCCATCAATTAAACAAAATGGCATAACTAAATCTTTGTCAACAGGAAAATCGCACCACGAACCATCTGTAATCTGGGCTGCAAGAAAACCATTCTATAACATCAAATCAGACCTAGCTACTATCGAATTCTTCATCCCAGAAGAACAATTCTCACCACCAAGCTACGTCTTGGTAGACGTAATACCACCAGAACAAATTATAGGCATACACGAAAGATGGACCGACCTCGCAAGACACCTAATAAAAGATTACCCAGAACCAAATCAATCAAAAATAGACTTCTGGATGTCTATCGACGATAATTACAAAAAAGCTACCCAATTTTATGTCAACTATATGAAATCAATAGATAAATTGTAAATATTATCATAAATACAACATGACCACTTTCAAACAATGGCTGTTAACCGAAGCAATAATTGACAAAGAAGAATTTATTAAAGAAATTAATTCTACAGAACATTCTTATTTACACTTACAACTGTCCCCTAATGGAAAAATATTAATTACAAGCCCTCATATTGAAACCAATATAATAAAAATTGGGAAAAAATATAAGTCAATCGAAGCAACAGGATCATTACAACCATTATCTAAAAATTTTGCTAATGTAATTAACACAATTAAAAAAATATATCCTGAAATATTAAACTATGTCGTTTCCGAGACAGGAGTTGCAGGATTTAGAAATCCTTCAACAAAACATAGAACAGTACAATATTGGCTTGACCAACAAAGAACAGAACCAAAAGTAAATCTACCAAAATATTTTTATCACGGCACCTCTACAAACTTATATAATATGTTCATCAAAGAACAAGGATTGGTCCCAAGACAAATATCTGGAAGTTCTGGATCTTATGGTGCATCATCAGTCAGAGCCTTATCAAGAGGAATGTTTAATTATCTTACAATTCATCCTGATTATGCTACAAGAGAAGCAGCTACACAAGCAGCAAAAAATCATGGCGGTCTTCCACTCATATTAAAAATAAATTCATATGCAATAGATCCAACAAGACTTTTTCCCGATGAAGACGCAAGAGCAGAAACTTGGGAAGAATCCATGCACAAGATAGGAACAGTTGCCTATAAAGGCATTATCCAAAACTCAAGCATCATGCCATATGAAATTAGCAAAGATATCAATAGATTAAAATGGTTGCCTTATGAAGAAACACCAACAATGAATCATCCCACATACGAAAAATTAATTACAACAAAAGAACATAGAAACAAAGATTCCGTATTCTTTGCACTTTATGATAAAGAAATAATTGATAGAAAAGGTAGCTTACTCAAACCAATAACCAGCGAAGAATTTAACGAAATAATAAAGAATGCAAAATGGGCAACTAATGCATGGTTAATTTGTGAATCAATAAACGAAGGTATATTGGAAAAGACAAGAAATTCTGTTATCAGCAGAAGTAATTTCGATAAAGAAGCACAAAAAATTGTACTTGATTTGTATAAGCATGATATTTTTGATGAATATCTGCAAATGAAAAGCGAATACATTAGAATATATGATTACGCAATACAAGTAATAATAAAATATGCTAAATACCTTGGCAAAAATTCATGGAAAGAAATAGATCAAAAATTAAGAACTGTTTACTCAAGAAACAATAGAGATCAAAATGACCACTTATATTCCACTGAAGCTAAAGAAATATTAGGAATTAAATAGAAAGATTACCCGCAACTCCCGAAGAAGCAAGTATGTGGAAACTCAAAACTCTTAACCACCCATTCCATTTCAAATTCATTTCAGAAAATCCACAAGTAATCATAAATAATACATGACTAATTTTAAACAATGGCTACTTACAGAAGAAATTGACCGTAATGGCAAAACGGCAATAGTTTATCATAGAACCGACGAAATTGAAAATGCACTTTCAATACTCCAATATGGATCTAAATCCGATTTTGATAAAGACCATCCTATGTTATCCGATTTTGATAAAGACAATCAACCGGGGCAGATGTTCTTCGTCTTTGATCTTGAAAGCACTATGGGAAAGGCAGAAACTTACGGAAATGCTATAATAAAATTCAAAGTCACTGATCTTGATAAATATCTTGTATTCCATACAAATATGGCTAAAAGAATTCATGGAGAGAATTACAAATTAAGTGATCAACTTAGAGAATTCAAAATTTCACAAAAATTCACACAAAATTATCTTGATGATATAGACGAAAAACTAGTCACAAATCAATATAACCACATCACTGACGTTTATTCTTTTTTAATTGAAAACGAATGGATAAAAAGTAAAATAAAAGGCGTTATTTATTGGGGATATGATGATGGATATTGCTTGCTTAAATTCCGTCCAGTAAATGACGGAACAATTACTATGATCGGATATGCAACCGACCCACACAAAAATTATGAAAAAGATGGGATAATAAAAAGCAAAAATAGAATGAAAGATTTAGAAAAATCTCAAAATTGGACAACATCAACAGATATAGCCAAATTAAAATCTATTGATAAAACCCCATACGGACAAAGAGAAAAATATATTAAAATAAAAGAAAAAAATCCAACTGTCTTGGAAATAATCAAAAAACTAAAACTAGAGAAAAATATTGAAAAAGATGAATTATTAAAAATAATGAATTCTGTTAAAAATAAAAACGCATTTGCAAAAATAATTATACAAAATAAAAAAGAATTAACAGTTGATGATATTTCATTGTTAATGAAATATTCAACAGACTCATGGGAAATTTGTTCATTTATACTTAAGAATAGACCAGAATTGTCTGATTTTATTTCTAGAGCTATGTTTCCTAAAACCTACAGACCAATGGACACTCAAACCAGCAAGGTATGGTCTGATTATACATCAGATCCAGACAGAAGACCAATAGACACTAAAACCGGCGAAAGACCAGAATTGTCTGATTTTATTTCTAGAGCTATGCGTTCCCGTAAATAAAATTTATTTAACAATTAATTAAATATACACCAATAAATACAACATGATCAACTTTTATCAATTCCTTGAATTTGCTAGAGAAATCATCCCAATAGGTACTGTTACTGACCCAAATGTCAGAAAATCGCTGGCAGGAAGAAGAATTAATTCCGCTGATGCGAAAAAATATTTGGATCAAGGTTTCGTTTATGTCTATAGATTTGAAGGATTCGCACCACGTCTCAGGAAGTATTCAAGAGGAGTTTGGTATTTTATAGGAGATGAAAATGATACTAAACTTGATCTGGGCAAATGCTTATTAGCATGGAATAAAGTACATGCACTTCACCTATTAGGATTTCCCAACAATTATATATTGTTTTATATTAATCCTGCAAATTTTTTACGACTTGCTGCTGACCAAAATTTAAACAATAGATATATAAATCAAGTAATAAAATCACACTTTAATGAAAATGGACCTACCAAAGATTTCAATTCTTATGATAAATTAGATTTTCCCATGACTGGTATCGCAAAAAGTCAGGGATATGATACTATCATGTTAGTTGCAGAAGGTGATTCCAAATCAGCAGAATTAATCGATCTTAGAACAGAAGTAACTCCTAAATCATTAGAAGATTATTTAAAAGAAATAGATGTAGATGAAGTTATGAAAGATTTAAAGAAAAAAAAGGGGAAAAAATCTACATGATCACTTTCAAATAATCACCGTAACAACTCCAGTTAATTCTAATAAAATTAATATAATTATTCTGAATCTGAGGAATAAGTGCCTATACCATAGTACTCTTTAATCTTATCAATCGCATCATTGTAAAGAATTGTTGCATAAGAAGGACGAATATTCAATTCTGCCGCAATATCTTTATTCATTACATCCTCAGACCTGCGAGTCAAAATAATCTTCTGCCTTGGACTCAAATTGGGAACCCTTAACAAATCCTCTAATCCCATCTTTTCAGACGATGGATCATCAGCAAATGAACTAGGCTCATGAATAGTACCAACTGTGTTAAAACTCACATTTCCTTTCTCACTCTTCCAATTATTACGCCTTATAATGTCCACAACAGATGCTCTAATCATGTTTGTAATCAAACCACCAATTAAATTGTAATTCAATTTTCTATTTCTTATTTTTTTTTCAACCGTATTGTGAACCCTCAGCAAAGTCCTGTTGATAATGTCCTCTTCATCAACAATGTTTCTTATAACCATTCTACGCTGATAAGGCAAAAGACTATTCCTAAAACAATTTCTTATATTATTGTCCAATCTATCATAAAACTTTTCCTTCTTACCCAAATTATCAGAATACCATAAAAATAAATTCTCCAAATTCCTCTTACACTTAAAAATTATCTCGGCTGCTTCTGGATCTACAGATTCATGAAAATCTCTATTAATAACATATTCAAAAAATGTTTTCATAATAAACTATATATTCCACTAAACAAAAAAATCACACCACATCTCTATAAATTAAATCCACAAATAAGCATAAATACTACATGATCACTTTCAAACAATTCCTAGAATCCTACAGAATGGAAGACCAAACCTTCTCCGATAACAACGGCACCTACTCCGTACCACAAATAGTCAACTACGCAACAGAAAACAAAACAATAAAAGAAATGCCATTAGAACCCCTACTACATAACCTAGAACCATCCCCACACGAAGAAGGTGATGAACTACCCGGTCATCCAGAATTTATCAAAAGAACTGAACTAACTGACCTCAAATACCCAATCATTATCGTCAAATACCCAGACGGTCTCTTTATCGCTGACGGTGTCCATAGACTAGCAAAAGCTCACTCCCTAAACCAACAAACTATCAAAGCTTATGTCCTAGACCAAAATGAATTAGAACAATTCAAAATGTAACATTCTTCAAGACTCAATCCAATCCTGTCCATTATGAACTAAAATTTTAGTCACAGGTAAAGAACTTTCTCCTGTGTACTTCAAAGCCATAGGATTCTTTCCATAATTATTCTGGAAAAACCAAGATTCCAGTTTTTTATGCAATTCTGGATTCCGATCCTGATGTCCATAATAAAAAGGAGCTATATTAGATGCTGCTCCTGCACTGTAATAAGGGTTATCATTCAACAAAGGATCACGAACACTTCCTATTCTACCGGGAAATTTACCATACAAACTTCTGGCTACAGGATTCTTCTTGATAGTCGAAAATGGAATTGGCTCGGCATCAATACCAGTCAACTTTTCTCCAACTTCATCCTTTGACAAATATTCTTTTGTCTTGTCTGTTAAATTAACATCTCCCAACTTGTTCAGCTTTCCAACTCTTTTAGAAGCATAAGTAAGAATGTCCTTCGCATGATTCTCAATGTCCAAATCCCATTCACCAAAATCAATATTTGGAACATCTATTACAACAACTATAGGATTACCCTCTAAAGAACCCTTCAAACCATACAATTCTCTGTTCATACGAGCCAAAGCATGAGTTTTTGCGCTTTCATCCGATGTCCAAAGAAATAAACCACCTCCCTGACCATGACCGTATCCCGAAGACCTAGCACCATCCCTCTTAAATGAATTCAATACCTCATCGTTCTTTCCAGAACTAGTTCCATGATAAAACCTGAAAGGACCATTAATAACAATATCATGTGAATAACCTTCATCATGTCGAAGCCACTCTTTGAAATTATCCATAATGTTTATATATAAAAAATCCAGAAAAATATCAACCCTCTACACAAATTAAATCAACATACATAAATATAACCATGAACTTTAAACAATGGCTCATCAACGAAGAAATTTATCCCAATAACACCGCTACGGTTTATCATAGGACTGAACACGCTAGCAATATTGAAAGAATTCTACAATCTGGATACAAAACCGGTGGTGGTCAAATGTATGGTAATGGTCTTTACACTACCATCTCACTAGAAAGCCAATTTAAAAGTTATATGAGCATATATGGTAATTATGTTATCAAGTTTCATGTCACCGATCTTGATAAATATCTTGTATTCCACCCCAATATGGCTAAAAAAATTCATGGTCAAAATTACAAAATCAGTGATCAATTGAAAAATTTTAATTTAGCAGGAAGCTTTACAGAAGATAAACTTAGACAATACGATGAAGCACAAGAAAAAACCGGAACTGTTAATGGTAATAATGCAGTTAAATTTTGTAGAGAAAATATTGGGATACTGCATACAATAAAAGGCATTATTTATTATGGAACAAATGATGGCTATTGTTTAGTAAAATATAAACCAGTGAACGATAATACAATAAAAATGCTTGGTTACGCAGAAGCACAAGTTGAAGATATCAATAAAATGAACGAACTGTACGCAAATAAAGGATGGAATACATCAACAGATAAAGCTAACATCAAAGATATACAAGATTTAGAACCAGATCAAAGAGAAAAATACGCAACAATTACTCCAAATAATTTGAAATCTGTATCAGAAATTGTAACCCTTATAAAGGATGAAAAATCTAATTTTGAAGAAATATTCGAATACATAAAGAGAAATAAATTAATAGATCAAAAATACAAAAATACTATTGTAAGACTTATATTAAAATATAAAAAAGAAATATCCGTGGAACAATTGCTAGAACTAGTAAAATACAAAAAAGAAATCTCCATAGAAGAATTAATTGAACTAATAAATTACAAAAAAGAAATCTCCATTAAACAATTACTAGAACTAATGAAATATACAAACATGTCCACATCAGAAAGAGAAAAATTTATTGCAACTTACTTACCAGAAAAAGTAAATTCAATTAAACAATATGTTAACGATCCATCAAACTTTACTTCAACACATGATGATTAATATCAACCCTCTACACAAATTAAATCAACATACATAAATACACATCATGAAACTTAAAGATAAAGCTACCATCAAAACAAATTTTCCAGAAGCTGACTTTTGGATCGTTCGCAGAGGATCAGAATCAGACGTTGGTAAACCTACCAAAAAATTTAGCGAATATCACATAGGAATTAAAGTTACATCTGATGACCTATTACCAGATTATCTCTACTACGCAATGACATATCTCTACAACCAAGGATACTATAAACCATTAGCCACAGGAATGTCAAGCTTGGTAAACATACAAGTTAAAGATGTTAAAAATATTAAAATGGGCGAATAATAAAACCACACTACCTCTACACAAATTAAATCAACATACATAAATATAACCATGAACTTTAAAGAATTTATTTATAATGAAACATCAACAGCTAGCCTAGACCTCGTTGGCTATAACTGCCGTCAAATAGAACCAGACACAGATCCACACTTCGGTCAAGTACATGTCTCTGGTCCCAGCGAAGAAGACATGAGTGCTGAAGTATTCGTCAAAAGATATATCGAAAATATCATAGAAGAAAAGGACTACTACGAATTCATAAAAGAATATGGAGACGATCCATATGAGAAAAATCAATCACTCACAACAGAACGCCAACAATGGATGGTAAAAGCTGCCAATTTTCTTAACAAAAAAGGATACAGAATGCTATTCTGCGGCGATAAACCAGAAAAAATCTATGGAGAAAATTGCTACGCAGTCTATATCGATAAAACAAAAATTATTAATATCACACGTCGTGACTATTACCCAATGACAGACGAAATAGACGAAATCACAGAAGAAACTATCATCACTTGGAAAATACCATACAACCCAATCCTCGTAAATATCAAAACATTACCAACAAAATTACCAAAACCAATTCCACTCATCAGACCAAGAAGACGATCAGATCGAAATGGAGATCACGAATTCCTATAACCCAATACCAGAAATATTACACACCACTTCTACACAAATTAAATCAACATACATAAATACACCTGAGCAAATCATAACACCTAATAAATCCGTTCTCCTCTGACGGACTCACTCGTCCTCTGCTTCCATTGGTCCCTTAAAACATCTCTTCGCATCATAGCTGCCTTGGAAAACGGCTCAACAGCCAAATGTGCAGCCGGAAGGTCAAATGCCTGCTGCGGCGTTTCTCCCACCAATAAGTCCTTCACAGTCATAGTTGTTACTGATTTCCCACCCTTATCAAATGTATTTACAAAAATAGTTGTATTCATAGTAGCAGGCTGATACAGGAGAGCTTCATCATCACTAGTTGACCTGACACGCTGATTCTTGGCACAAATAGCCTTAAGGCAATTTATCAATTTCTCCTTGTCATACGAATACATGTCGAAATTGTTGGCACCCCTCACAAGTATCATACCAGCATCCTTCATCGCCTCTACTTCAAGCTGCTCTTCTCCATGACCCATAGCTATCTTCTGCAAAATTGATGAAGCCGATCCCAAAGCCTCATCCAACCCTTTAGCCATTATTTGCTCAATATAATTTTCACATTCTTTATCATTATTATACACATCAGAGGATATCATGTCGCTAATTACCGAATACATCAAACCAAAATTTTCATGATTGATGTATGTCTTATCGGAAGGAGGAAAAAAGAAACCGGAAGAATGAACATGACCACGCCTGACATCTCTCTCTTCTCTCTCAAGCTTTTCCTTGTTAACACAAGGATTGTTCCTAAAATTAGTATAAAAATCAAATAAAGCTTTTTTGTATTTCGTGACATAATATTGCGATATTAAATCTGTATGTCCTCTGGATCTGTCAGATCTTATGGCATTCTGCAACTTACCATTTGGATAATATATCCATTCGCCCTTGATGCAGGACTCTCCTTCACTCTCATTTTCTCTCATCAAAACCCAATCCATAAAACGAATCATATAATCTCCAATATTTAATTACCCATGTATATTTATTCCAAATAATTAAAAACCTCACCCAATAGAACAACTAAAAGCCAAAAGAATTAAAATAACCATCAACCCCGGTGATTGGGTCTGCCTCACAAGAAATTATGCAAAAGAACACGGAGAAGGAAGCCTGAATAACGTATTCAAAATAATATCCAAAACAGTACCAGCTAAACACCTATTCACTAACGGTGACATGCTACAAGAATTCGGTTACGACCCTTCTTAATACACATTTATACCGCACGAATATTTTGTAAAAATTTCTTCTTTTCCAAAGGACTCGACTCCATTGTCAAATTCTCTGGAATAGATGGATAACCCTTCGGAACATATTCCCTTTCATATATATCTCTCCTCATCCATTGATTTATTTTTACCGAAACATATGAAGGAAATAAACCCTTGATGGCAAAAATATCATACGCATCTCTGCGACCTTCAGGATTCGTTATTATTCCAGTAACAGGATTGGCAGTTTTTGTTTTTGACGGACTCCATATCAGATAATCAGGATTATTATTTTTGATAAACTCACCAATTGCATAAAAAACAGCACCAATCACCTTAATACCAACTCCACGCCTCTCATCCTTAGAATTGTTACTTCCCCTTTTAAACTCAACTTCATAGCTATTCGATTTCAACTCCTCAAACCAGACCAAATAACACCACTTGGGACTACAATCATCACCCTCAACATCGAAGTAAAACAAATCATTGCGACTCCACTCCGAATGCTTCGGCTTACCTCCATCAGTTCCCACAATAGTCATCTCGCTTAACCACAAATAATCATCTGTTCGGTCCAAATATTCAAAAAATGTTTTCATAATATCAACTGCCCCTTCTATCCATAATAACTTCACCCCTGCAACCATCTATAATTGAATGGTAAGAGGCTGCAATTTCATTAAATCTACTCTCCAAACCCTCTAACAAACTATCAAAATTTTCCGGCTCCCTACCTGCAAATAATTTTTGCAACTTTACTTTGTAATTAGGATCAACTATCGGCAACCTTCCTCCTTGAGTTAACCAAAATACAAATATCTCCATCTGTAACTCCCCAGAATTTAAAGCCTGTTGTAAATCCATTTTCGATTTTATAAATTGACCCGATCTGGCTCCAGATATTATCTTAAACGCTTCCTTTATACTCCAAATACTAGGAAACAAAATTGTTAGAAAATCTATAGTTATATTTCCTATTCTTTTTTGTATTTCTTCATCAGTATACAAAGCTTCTTTATTACCATCTTTCAACACATCAATCCAACCTTGATAAAACTGTGGATACATCGGACTAACCAAAAAGTCTTTCAAAAGTTCCTTAACTAAATTTTCAGCTCTAACACAATCCTCCTGAATTTTATTCATGTATGTATTACCATAATCTGCTGTACGAGCAAGTGACCCTCTATCAAAAATACCATGTGCAAATGTGTGAAGAATCAACCAAGGAGTCAAAGGATCAGCAGCAGTACTCGTCTTCATGTAAACAATATCACTCTTACTTATGTTCATTCCATCACGACCATAAAAATAATTTTTTAATTGATCGTAGTTGTCTTTAGTTAACTCTTTCCTTATAGTAAATCCTGACTTAATATCATCTTTAGGATAACCAAAATAGAAATGTATGTTCACAATACCAAGCTTCTCTAACTTCTTTTCAAGACCAGACATTATCAATTTAAAATTTCTAGGATTCTCTATAATTTTCTTGTCACCACCTTTAAAATTGTGATCCCAACCAGAACTACCATATCGACTACCAACATCATCAGAATCAATATCCTTGTCTGGAAAATGCTTTTTATACTCATCACCATAATTTGAACCAAATTGAGAAGACCAACCATAATCATTAGACGGCGGCTGATTTTGCAAACCCTGTGAAAGATTATGCTGAACCGGATAACCTCCAACTGACCCTAAAACTTCATCAATTGTAAATTTCTTGTCATTAATCAAAAACCACTCTTTAAATCTTTTCATAATACATATCTATCCCACAAAAACAAAAACCCTACCACCCCCAAAAAAATACCCCGGCGCATTTTTTTAAACCCCATACCTTCATATATTTTTAACCTATTACCACATATACACAATACCATGTCACAACATTTCTGTAAAATGAAATAAAATTATTCCAAATTTTTAGAAAATGAAATAAAATTATTCCAAAATTTTAGAAAATGAAATAAAATTATTCCAGATTTTTAGAAAATGAAATAAAATTATTCCAGATTTTTTTAAATAAATCAAGATGAACAACAAAAGGGAGCCATGATGGCGGGGGGATACCCCCCTACCCCACTCTCTTTTGGGGAATGTCAAGTGCAATTATGTTATGGCAACTTTGTAACATAATTAAAAAACCCCTATAAAACAAGTGCGGCGCAATTGTGTTATCACGCCGCCTGCCTATTCTGTTATCACCTTACCCACTTCATAGTTATGTTAGCATGAACCTTTGGCTTATCCCCCTCCCATTCAGTATTGATATTCACTTCTGTTATCTGCCTTGTCGGCTTGCGGTCATGGTGTTGAACGTGTTGGCAACCTACCGACAACACCACAACCAATAACATAATTAACCTTACCATGGTCATCATCCTTGAATGCCGATTGATCCCCACACTACTATTATCGGCATTCAACCAACCAGACTTGAACCAACCTAAAGATTCTTCCTAACCACATTTTAGTATCCTAAGTTTGTCCGCATTGCCTCAATTGAAATAACAATAAAAAAACCCCCTTGACTTGTCTGTCAAGGGGGCTATATCTTTCTATATGTTTTTAATAGGCTTCAGCATAAACCTTATATTTATCAGATTCCTCTTTATAGATTTCTTCAAATCTTGATAATGATAACACGCAAGAGGACAATTCATCCTCTTGTTCATACCTCAATACTACAGTTCTATCTTTCCATGTTTGCCATGGCGCACCATGGCTAAAATCTATCTTCCCACAACATCTATTGAAAAATCTTTGCAATATGTCATGGGCTATAGCCTCATGAGATCTCCAATCATACCCAATCAACCTAGGTTGATTGTTCGGCATAGAAGCAAGATCTTGAAGTAAATTGATCATGGTAAGCAACCCACCCGATGTTACGGTCATCGGGAACCCAGAAGCGGCACACTGTGCGCCACGTCATACAATCATCTTAACACCATGCCCCAACTAGGTCAAGAGAAAATCCACCCAAGAGAAAAGATTCCTCCCATCCACATTTTAGTATCCTAGTGTTGTCTCAATTGTCCAGTAATAGGATTTCTCCCATCCACATTTTAGTATCCTAAGTTCGTCCGCATTGTCTCAATTCAAATAACAATAAAAAAACCCCCTTGTTCGGGAGGACAAGGGGGTGGAATGGATTTCGTTAGCCTATTGTTATCTAGGCTAACACAATCCATTCCACTTGCTCAATTCTGAATCCTTGATAGGACCAATGCGGTCCCCAATTAGCCACATCTTCTTCACCTGAAGTGAACCAAAATAGAGGGCAATCCTTGCCGATGTAATGAATACTTTCAAGTTCCAGCCACGTTATTTTACCTCCAACCAACCGCCCCTTGAGGGCACGTTGTTTTTCACCATAAAACCACTCTTCGTTGTGGTTAAATTTTATCAAGACTTCAAGCTTTGAGTAAGAAGCAAATATCAAAACTTTTTCAATCCAGTTGGCTGGATTTCCATCTATCAACGGAACTTTTTTTGCCAGATCCATTGCAATGAACGTGTTCATTGGGATGTTTCCAACAAGTCCAAAAGTATTGTTCATGGCTTCAATCCGTTCGGTTTTCAGGGGAACCGGGAACCTAGAAACGGCACACTATGCGCCACCTCATGCATACATTCTAACATCATCCCCAACCACGTCAAGGGAAAAGAAAAGATTCCTCCCATCCACATTTTAGTATCCTAGTGTTGTCTCAATTGTCCAGCAATAGGATTCCTCCCATCCACATTTTAGTATCCTAGTGTTGTCCGTATTGTCTCAATTCAGATAACAATAAAAAAACCCCCTTGACTTGTCTGTCAAGGGGGTGGTTGATTAAGTTAGCCTATTGTTATTTAATTTTGTCGAGCCACATATCGATGATTCCAGAAACCAGTTTTCTTTCCTTCGGTTTCATTCTTAGAAACATTTTTAGATGTTCAACGATTTTCTCGAATCGTTCCAGCTCATTTTTGATTCTTTTAAGTTGTTTATCTACCCTCTTTGGGCGAGAAACCTTTCCATCAACAATGCGGCTTGATTGGTTTTCAGTTCTCATGGTATTCGATCCATACGGTTTTCAGGGGAACCGGGAACCTAGAAGCGGCACACTGTGCGCCGCCTCATGCATTCATTCTACCAACATCCCCAACCACGTCAAGGGAAAAGAAAAGATTCCTCCCATACACATTTTAGTATCCTAGTGTTGTCTCAATTGTCCAGCACAATATCAAAATTGAAATAACAATAAAAAAACCCCCTTGACTTGTCTGTCAAGGGGGCTGTAGTTTTGTTATCTGATATTGTTATTTTGTGAACGCCTCCAGTATTGCCTTCATGGCAACGTCTCTTATTTCACTCTTAGGCAAACGCATGATTGCCCGCATACAAGAGATTTTATTCTTGTAGCTTTTGAGTAGGTCATCCAATGGCGTTTTCTCCCTTGCGTGGGGTATTTCCGGCAGATTAAACCGCTGTGGCTTATCGCACTTAATGTATTCCTTGTATTCCTTTTCCCGCTTGTCGGCGGTTGGAGAAACGGTTGCGGCAACGGCGTTACGCTCAATTTTCATAGCAGTCGATCCAACCGGTTTTCAGGGGAACCGGGAACCTAGAAACGGCACACTATGCGCCGCCTCATGAAGTCATTCTAACAACGTCCCCAACTAGGTCAAGAGAAAATCCACCCAAGAGAAAAGATTCCTCCCATCCACATTTTAGTATCCTAAAGTTGTCCGTATTGTATCTTAAGAGGAATTCCTCCCATCCACATTTTAGTATCCTAAAGTTGTCCGTATTGTATCGTAATAGGAATTCCTTCCATCCACATTTTAGTATCCTAAAGTTGTCTTAATTATCTAGAACGATATCAAAAAAGGGTGTAATAGTGTTAGCCGATAACGAAATAGCGGAGATAACGAAATGGCGGGAATAGTGTTAGCCGATAACGAAATAGCGAAGATAACGAAATGAAGGTAATAGTGTTAGCAGATAACGAAATTAAAGATATGAAAACAAAAAAACCCCGCAAGCCTTTCGACTTGCGGGGCAGATTGACCGGCAGGGGTTGTCATGTTGTCGTGTGTGATGTAATCTTGATCACATTATTGGAAACACCTTGATAAACCGGAGACATCTTACCCGCATGAGTGAACTCAATTCCGTAATTGGCACCGACACGGAATTCGGTTTCCGTTCCGGGTTCATAAGCCACGAAACCGATATTCGTTGCCTCATGAACAAAGTTCACGATACGGGAAGGCTTATTATACGCCCAGCGTACTGGTGAAACCCCTACGCATATCAATTCAATATTGTAATTACCCGGCTCAATCGCTTGAGTGATTGGCGTTGGCAATTTAATAGCTGCAATTGGTGCAAGTGGTGCAATTGGTGCAATTGGTGCAATTGGTGCCACTGGTGCCACTGGTGCCACTTGCGCCAACGCTGCCCTAAGCGTTGCCAATTGTTCGGGGTTGAAACCCCGAACAAGATCAAGCATCGACTGGCTTGCATCGATTGCCACTGGTGCCACTACTGCCTTAGCGTTCTTGCGTGCCATGGTCATAAACTCCATGCCAGTTTCAGGATACTGGCGGAACCGGTTAAGATGAACCACAACATGCGGTTCACCTACAAGCATCATAGGGAAACCGTTTCACTAGGTCAAGCGAATTCCCAAGAAAGTTTTCTTACAAATTCTTAAGGTCCGCGGACCCCCCCCCTCCCATCCACATTTTAGTATCCTAAAGTTGTCTCAATTGTCCAGTCTGGTAACAAAAAAGGAATTCCTTCCATCCACATTTTAGTATCCTAAAGTTGTCTCAATTGTTTCTAAAAAAAACAAAATTAAATTATAATATTTAATTTCATAATTAAAATAGTTATCAGATAACGAAAGTGGCAATAATGTTAGCCGATAACGGAATAGGGGAGATAACGGAAACGGTAATAGTGTTAGCGGATAACGGAAGTGGGAATAGTGTTAGCGGATAACGTAAGTGGGAATAGTGTTAGCCGATAACGGAATAGGGGAGATAACGAAATTACCGATATGAAAACAAAAAAACCCCGCAAGCCTTTCGACTTGCGGGGCAGGATTGCCGATATGTTATTCGATTATGCACCAAGCCAGATGATCTTGGTGTTCTTATTGGCAAGATGACGGGTGAGCAGGAAGACCAGATCAACGTCTTCCTTTTTTGAAATCAATTTGATAGCATCACCGTTTCGATCAACGGTCAATTGAACAGACGTTCCTTCAAGCTGATTCATTCCAAGGCTTGTCACCTTGGAAGTGGACAACGCTTCAATAATTGCGTTATCTACACCATTGTCAATCAGAACGGCAACAGCAACCTGAATATTGTTATTCATGGTAAGATTCTCAATCCGGTCTTAAGGTGAACCGGTGACCTAGGCTTGTTGAACCATTCACCAAGCCATGAACGTATTAGACCACAAACGCCAAACCACGTCAAGAGAAAATTCCAGCAGGAGAAAATTCCTTCCATCCACATTTTAGTATCCTAAAGTTGTCTCAATTGTCCAGTCTGATAACAAAATTGAAATAACAATAAAAAAACCCCCTTGTCCGGGGGGACAAGGGGGCTGTCAATTTTGTTCTGTTATGAGATTCACCACCAAGCGGTAGCGTTCTCCTTGCTCACTTCTGAAATCTTGATCAATATCGAAACGAGACTATCACGAAGCTCGTCATTCGATTGATCATTTCTGAATTCTTCAACGAGTACCTTGTACTTGGCTACAAGCTTTTCAATCTTTGAAATAACATTGAGAAGCTGTTTTGATGGAACCTTGGATGCTTCGGTTTCCTCTTCTGCCGTCATGATTCTGTTATCGTTGTTCATTTTGTTTTCTCCAGTGCTTTGCGACACCATGCCGCATTGAGCAAACACAATTTACCACAACCAACCGCAGCTTGTCAACAACACAATTTGCCCCTATTACGGTAGGAGATATACAGCCGTGTATATGTAGGGATTAGTGTGCAAGATATGCAACGCCGATGGTGAACCGTCGATAAGCCGAACGGATTAGATAAGCATAAGACGGAACCGTCCCATCCACATTTTAGTATCCTAAAGTTGTCTCAATTGTCCACGCAGATATCAAAACGACGATATGCCCCATCCACATTTTAGTATCGTAAAGCTAGTGGAATAGTAGCTTATTAAATAACAATAAAAAAACCCCCTTCTCCGGGTGGAGAAGGGGGCTGTTGATTATGTTAGCCTAACTTATTTGGCTTCTTGCTTTACCTTTTCAAGAGACTTCAAAATCTCTGCAAGCTCATGGCGGCTTGCACAGTTATTAGTCTCTTCGATATGTCCCATCATATCGGAAATGAACTTCCGTGCTTCACCGGAAGCTTGTTTCTCAAGGAATAACAAAAGTCCCATGATTGCATCCTTAGACAATCCTTTTTCCCGCCTTTCGGCGGTTGGGGAAACGGTTGGTTGATTAAGTGGTGGCAGTGTTTGACGTGATGGAGGAAGGACAGAAGAAGGAGTCTTCGGGTCCGCTTTAGGCGGCATTGCGGCACCTGAAAGATTGATAGGTGGAAGATCTTTTTTCTTCTCTTCGATCTTAGCTACGGCTTTCGCCATTGCTTTATTTTCTGCTTTCTCTTGAACAGAAGCGGTAATTCCAGAGTCTGGAAATTTAGCCGCTACAACTTCAACGGCTTTTTTGTTTTTCTCTTGCTTCTCTTTAAGAGTAAGATCAGTATCTGCTGCAATTGCAGATGCCACATCTCCGAGAATCTCTTTAACCTCTGGTTTTGCAGTCAAATATTGAAATGCAACCGCCAAAGTCGTTTCACGATTGTGAATTGATTCCCTAGTTCCTTCTGGGAGATCAAGGAGTCTAAGAAACTTAGAAACCTCAGCGTCAGACATTCTGTAATGAGCAGCAATCCTCTTCTGAGTCCAATTGAACTCATTTTTGAAATTCATCATTTCTGTAGCACGATCAATGTAACTCGGATTCTGCCGAATTAGATTTTCATAAGATCGGATAATGGCGTTTTCTTCCTTACTCCGATTCTTGAATACAAGAGCGGGAATCTCCGTCAATCCCGCTTGTCGAGCTGCCATGGTCCTACGGACTCCACCCATGACTTCATAAGTACCATCCTCTTTCTCGTTGAGAATGATATTCTGAAGTACCCCATGAATCTTGATATTGTCCGCTAATTGCGAAATCGATTCTTCATCCATCCCAAGCTTTCTGTTGATTGACAAATCATAAGTAATTTTGTCAAGAGCAACGATCATCCGAACATGTGGGATAGAATCGATTACAGAAGTCTTAGATGCCTTAGCCTTAGCCATTTCAAAATCTCCTTTTTTGTTTTCTTTCAGGATCAAACTGTTCTCACCTGAAAGAAACCGTTCCGCCCTTCAGCGGTGAACCCATTAAACCACAACCGGCTTAACGTGTCAAGTGTTTTTTTTCCTCGGCAAAACAAGCGTTTTTCACACTTGCAACTTCAGAATTGAACACTGTTGGCGTTGTGTTTTCACAAATCCACCCAAACCACACCACCATCAAGGACACCCTTAGTATACGAAAAACACCGAGGAAAATCAAGTACCTCTTATATATTGATATCATAGGCGCGCGCCCCCTTCCATCCACATTTTAGTATCCTAAACCCATCTTTAATTGATACTAAAATGTGTATGGGAGTGGCGGTTTTGTATTAGTATAAAATCATATCAATCGTTTGATTCGATTCATTCCATCCACATTTTAGTATCCTAAAGTTGTCTCAATTAGTTTTGCTCAAGTATCAACTAAGTCTCAATTGCGTTTTTTCAACTATCTGTCAAGGGGAAATTACATTTCATAATCATTCCTCCATCCACATTTTAGTCTCAATTAAAGATGTGCTTAGGATACTAAAATGTGGATGGAACCGGACAGTCTTATACTAATACAAAATCAATTCATTCGTTTCATTTGATTCATTCGTTTGATTCATTCGTTTGATTCGTTTCTTTCCCATCCACATTTTAGTCTACAAGAAGTGTAGCTTATTAAATAACAATAAAAAAACCCACCTGAGACATCTCAGGTGGGTGATGAGTTTTAGATTGTTAGAGTCTTATTTGATTACGATCCAACAAAGCTCTCATTCAATTCAAGATGCATTTCTAATGTGTCACCGGGACGCATACCACCCCGACAATACAACTCTTTGAACTTCTGACAAATGATACCAAATAACTCATTCTTGATTCTGTCATGCTCTTCAGGATCTTCTGAGAAAGGAATATTAACAGACCAATTGTTGATAATACAAGGATTTCCCTTGAAGAATACTTTTGAATCCTTCTCCCATCCACATTGTGCTACATCTGTTTCACTGTCTATCCACATTGTATAAACATTACCTGAATAAGACCTTCTAAAGTAGAATACTGTATTCATCTCATTCTCCTTATCGAGTACCCGACTTCCCACTGTGTTCCATCAGGTACTCAAATTGTATCAAACTATCAACCACCTGTCAAGTACAAACCAATTTCACTAACCAAACTCTCCTTAAGCGTTTTATATTCATCATCAATTTTGTCACAAAAGGCATTTTTCAATCTTGCATGTATCTGATTTATGTTTTCTAAAATGTTTTTCTTAGCGGAGCTGTCTTCTCTTTGAATAAAGTATTGAAACTTTGTCCAAAGATACTTTAATTCGTCAACCATCCTCCTGTAATCCTTTAGACTAAGATAAACTGAAGCCACTTCAGGCATCTTTAGTCTTTTACCATTCGGCAACACCAACCAACTACCATCTTGGTCATCTACAATTTCAATTTCACAATCCATTTTGTCGGTTCCTTTAATGTTATGACTCTCTATTGGTCATAACACCATTATACCACACATTTTGTCTCTTGTCAAGCCCCTCATGTGCGTGTACACGATATGTGCGTGCGGTATATGTGCGCCCGGTATATGCTAAACCACCGATAACAAAAAAAACCCACCAAGTTTACCTTGGTGGGTCTGCGTTTATTCAACTTACACGACATAAACGATACACAAATGGCTTGGTTCGACCCCTTTTGTCCTTGTATAAGTCCCTTTTCTTCGTGATCACAAGCGTTTCTTCGCCTACGTCGATCTCTTGAGCATGTTTTCCACGCCCATAAGGGATTAGAATAGAGAAAATGTCGTCATTACCATTGATTTCATCGGTTATGACTTGCTGATTAACGCATTGGATGATATGGAACACCCGATTAGCGAATTCATTCATCACTTTTCTCCCTTATCTGTGAATTTTGTGTTCTCACAAGGGATGCAATTGTGAATTGTACCATCTTCCATAACGAAATCTTGCACTTCAATCAGATCCTTCACATACGTTCTAACAGACGCACGGAAAGTCTGCTTGTCTTTGTATAGTCCAAACCCTTTTCGGACAACAAAGGTAAACAATTTCATCGTTTCCATCTTCAATTCCTCCATTGCAGGTGCGATTTGCTCCTGTGTACACATTGTAACAAAAATATTTTGTTATGTCAAGAAAAATTTTCAACTAGGCGCATACATATTATTTCATACAACGTGCATATTGCACCTATTAGACACAAAGAGAGTATGAATATGTAAGAGCGGGCGTTTGACCCGCTTCCTTTCCTATCCTTCACTTGGATAGGTTTTTTTATTTGTATAATGCTTCGCTCCATTATTTTCCACAAATCCCCATTTCATCCCACCTTATAAAACCTGCCTTACATTATATCTACTTTTCCCAATCCTGATATGTGACTACTTTCCATATCATTTATGTAATTGGTTTGAAATAGTTTTAATTATTCCATAAAAAAACCCCTTGGGGATTAGCCAAGGGGTTGATATGGATAGTGTTGATATGGTGGTTATTCTTCTTTAAATGGTAATTCTTTGTGGTGCCGAATACGGAGGAGTTTAGATTCTGAATCGGTTAAAGAGTTATTGCAGACTACCCTAACTTCATTAACTTGGAGTTTTTCCATCAACTCCTTTAATTGGATCTCTTCCGTTATTGGTTGTACCATTTCAAATGGGACATAGGGAAGATCATATACTTCTCCTACCTGTGTCCCATTTGGTGTTTCATACTCCACCTGATCACCTGCAACGAACTCCTGAGACACGAACTTGTTGTCTTCAAATCTTTGGATAACAAAACCGTGCGTAATCTTATAAACCATCTCTTGATACTCCATTGTGTTTTAGGTGAGTGACGACATGTCTTTCACCTACGACCATTGTAGCAGATATTTGGTTTGGTGTCAAGTAATTTTTTGTTTATGTTTTGTTTGTATTTACATAAAAAAAACCCCTTGGGGATTAGCCAAGGGGTTGATATGGATAGTGTTGATATGGTGATTATGAGTATTGTGGACGATAGTTCCCGGTATGTGATTCGCCGGGGAATCTTTCATTTGTGATTCCATATTCTGTTGGACCATCTGGTTCCGGCAGATAGTCTGCATCTAATCCTCTTGCTTCTAACCAGTCAAGAGATTCCGATAGGTGTTTATCGTGTTGTCGTTTGCTTGCTTCATTCAGTTCTTCTGCAAAATCCTGCATTTCCTGTCTGATCTGATCGGCTTGTTCCTCATTTAGACATTCATAAGACTCTTGAATGAAGCTTTGATGATACCACCAACCACCTTCTTCTGCTCCTCCGTAGGACTGGTAGTGTTCATATAAAGATATGAACTTTGATGGTTGTTGAATTCTGTTTTGAGAATCACATTCGCATGTGTTCTTCTTGCCTTCGCATCGTTCACCACCGCCTTCATATTTAATACAAATTCCGTCTTCATTAAGCTCAGGAGATTCGCATTCACATGTGTTCCAGTAAATTTCCTTATTACAATTTTGGCAAACATGTGGTGGTCGTTTGATTTCTTCTTCTCTGTTTTCTTCACCGAATACTTTCTTCAGATTATACTTAGCGATGATTTTGTTGAATGATTCTGCTTTATACTTAGGCATCTTGATACTCCATTGGTTTGAAAGCAAGCCATTTGCTTTCGTGGATGTATTATATCAGGTATTTGGTTTGGTGTCAATGTTTTTTTTTGATATTATGTTTGCATAAAAAAACCCCCTTGGGTGTTATCCAAGGGGGTTGATATGGTTGGTGTTGATATGGACTTATTCTTGTTCTTGTTTAAGTTGTTGTGAGTTATATTGTGCCCAGAGGAGTGGGCAATTGGTTTTAATCCAATTTTGTACTCTTGCGATTTCATCAAGACGATTGTGCCAATGTGATTTCATATAATCATTATCTTGATCGAAGGTATGTCTTCCTCTGGCATATCTTTCTGCACGTTGTTCGTAGGAGTCATGGTTCTTCATTTCGGAGTATGCATTATTGATCTGATCTTCAAGATACTTGATGAAGTTTAGATTAACTTCAGTCTCTCCGCACTTCCTTAGAAGTCTGAGTGTGGCATCTTCGAGCAACTTCCTTTCCTTTTCATTCTTAAGAAGAACGAAGTCAACCATTTGCATTAGTACAGCACGTCCGTCAATTTCGTGGTCGTTAGCCTCATCGAACTTTTCCTTCAGACTTTCAAAGTCTGTAATTTCTTGAAGATAAGCAATAATCTCAGGGACTTCGTTGCTGTTGTGGAAACGGAGTCCTCGGCTGAGACTTTTGATGACATCTTCGATGTTTGCTTCTTTTGTAATTGTTCTACAAGAGAAGTTCCCACTTTCTGGATCACCGTAATCATAATCTTCTACGATAAAGATTTGATGTTGAAATTTATCCTTAATCCTTTGAATTTCCTTGTTGATTGTCTCTTGATGGATATTGCGCTCTTCGATAGTCATTTCAGGCATATTAGGCATCTTAGGCATCTTGATACTCCTTTGGGTTACGAGAGCAAGCTGTTTGCTTTCGTGAGTGCATTGTATCAGGTATTTGGTTTGGTGTCAATGTTTTTTTTTGTTTTTTTTGGTGTTTGTATTTGCATAAAAAAACCCCCTTGGGTGTTATCCAAGGGGGTTGATATGGTTGGTGTTGATATGTGTTATTCTTGTTTGAATAGGTCTTTGAATAGGTCTTTGAATAGGTCTTTGAATAGGTCTTTGAATTTATCAAAGTCTTCCTGAGAGAGACTTGATTCCCAATATTGTCTATTGGGATTTTCCATTGTTTGTTCTACTTCTTCGACAAAATTTATGTCGTTTAGAAGTTTGCTTATAGCAAAGTTTTCTTTATCGAGATCAGTGATTTTGTTTTCATTCATGTATTGAATGAATTCTTCTTTCGTCCATTCCATCTTGATACTCCATTGGTATGAAAGCAATCCATTTGCTTTCGTGGATGTATTGTATCAGGTATTTGGTTTAGTGTCAATGTTTGTTTTTCATTTCGTTAAACTTTTGGTTTATAGAATTAGTTAGTTCTCTTTTGATTGCCATAATTTCCGTATGTGTTGCATTCTTAAGATGCTCTTTGAGCATGATAAGCAGCTTATCGATATGGCTTTGTATTTGGATAAGTTTAATATCCTGTTCAAGTGAATAAGGCATGGGCGATCCTCCTGATATGAAAGAGTTGATTAGAAAAGTTTCTGTTCATACTTTCCATTCTATATTCTAACCTATTTTCTCTTGTTATGTCAATGCCTCTTATTTTGGCTTATAGCTCATTTATTTCTTTCCTTGGGACTTCGGGTGATTATTAGAAGATAATCGTTTCTAGGTGGCGTTATGTAAAACTGTGAATGGGTTTATGTGAATGCATAAAAAAACCCACACTGGTTTTTCCAGTGTGGGCTTATGGTTTATTAAATTCGATTAGTTAGCGACTTGGACGGCTAGGTCTAACGCACGTTTGTTCATATTAGCTGATTGACCGAACCAGAGGGAGGTGTATCGGTTATCAGGGTTTCGTCCGGCGTTGTGAGAGAGGTGTTCGGTGACTGCGTTGTAAGCAGACCACCAAGTACCTTCAGCGAGGTCAGATCCTACGCCGACATAGGCGAGATCGGTGATTTCTTTCACACGATTGAAGGATCGGGTGGACATTTCGCCATCGGTATTGACATCAACGTCAAGGACTTTGATGACATATTCGACGAGATCCTTGTGGTTGACGATTCTGCTTTTGGCGAGGAATCGGTATTGTTCCATGGTGGCTTGGAACTCAGAGTTTGCGAGAACCATAATTTCTCGAACTTTGTCGAGAACTTCGGTTTGTCGTTTGTGGTGCCGAATACGGAGGAGTTTAGATTCCGAATCGGATTTAGCTTGAGCTAATGTATTAGCACAAACTACACGGACTGGGGTGAAACCTGCACGGGTGGATTGAGTCCCGTCGAATGAAGTGGAAAGAAGGATATAGCGTTTAATCGCATCACCTTTAACGACTTCGGATTCTTCTTCATTAACTTTGCACATAGCAAAGATAACCCTACCTCCTTTGAGGACACCGGCGGTTTCAAAAGTAGCTAGACCTGAGTCAACAACAGGTTGAAACCATTGAAGAGCTTCACTTGGTTGAATTGGTTCCCATTGGGGACCAACTGTGCCGAGGTAAGCTTGATCGACATCACGGAGAACGCCGAATGAATCTTCGGTTGGTGTAAATTCTCCGTTTTCGTCTTTGCGGTAGAGAGGGGATTTGTAAACTCCCCAATCCATGTTTGCGGCTTTGAGGAAGGACAGATAATTCTTAGTATCATCTCCTTCTACTTTCTGACCGAGTGAGTGCCAACCGGGTTGACCGGCGAAGGCGAAAGAAGCAACATTATTCCTATTTTCGATATCGTGTGCCATTGTCTGAATCTCCTTATAACTGTCGTTTCTGGGCGAAGTTGCCGTTGACGACAGGTGTATTGTAGCGTGTTTCGGTCGTGGTGTCAAGTGTTTTTTTTTATTTTTTTGGGGTTTGTGGTTGTTTAATTTTTTGGGAATTTTGGGGTAATTTCTGGTGAAACGTGGATATCGTCCTTATCGTTGATGATATAGAACGATGCTGATATGGTCATTTTGTCGATGAAACCTTCTTCTTTTGTATAAACATTAACACGGAATCTGTTATCAAATATATTGATTACATTTACATGGGAGAAGTTTGGTGGAGTTCCCAGTTGATCTAATACAAAGTCAGCGATTTCATTATTTTCTTCCTTGACCTTCATGCTAATCTCCTTTTGATATGGCGAAGTTGCCATGGTGTAATTGTATCTTGTTAGGTGTTAATTGTCAATGGGTAAAATCTGAAATAAAATTATTTTAGATTTGGGAAAATTCCATATTTTCTATCGCTGTGGATGGTAGCGGTGCCGTCATTTATAGCTTTCTGCATAATTTCTAGGCATTTATCTTTATCAAATTGTGGGTAATGGTGATATGGGTCAACTAGAATAGATTCTAGTGTAGTTTTCATTTCTATAAGTTCTTCGTAGCGGATATAGTCATCTTGGGACTGGAAAGCTTCCATGAGAGCAATTCTTCTGATTGCTAGGGTATTTTCATGGAATGTGAAGTCAGTGTATCCCCAACCGTTTTTAGGAATCCAAGTTCTTAGACCTGTTGGGATGCTTTTATACTTTGTGGTCATTCTATAACTCCTTTTATATGGCGAAGTTGCCATGTGTTTATTGTATCGTGTTTATTGTTGTTTGTCAATAGTAAAAAAACCCCAGTGATTTTGGTCACTGGGGTTTTGGGTTTTATTGTTCTTTTATAATTTTGGCGAGTTTAGCTGATCTGGTATTTTGTCGTTTTGTTTTTTTGTTATTATGGATACCTGCACCTGAGAGGTGTGGTTTATGTCCTGTTGATATGTTGAGGGTATCAATTTTACCTATGATCTTCATATAACTCCTTTCAATTTATATTCTTCTAGTGTTAGAAGACTTTGTTCATCCCAATTTTTTGGGAAGTTATCTTCTACTTTATTTACGAATTCTTGATGATTTTCGTCATTATCGTCATATACTAGGCGTACAGAGTAATAGTAACCGAAATCATGTGGGTTACTTTTGATTGTGTAATATACGCCTTCTGGTTTTGGGAATTGTCTTTCTAGTTGTTTAATTAGAGTTTTTGCTTCTAATTTTGCCATAATTGAGTCATAGTTTGGTCCTAATTGTTGGCAATTTTCTTCATATGGGGTTGTTTCAAATTCGTAATAGTCAGACATTGTGATACTCCTAATTGGTTATCAGCAATCCGTTTGCTGATAAGGGTATTGTAGCGCAGATTAGAGAGTTTGTCAATGTTTAATTTGTTTTGTTTACGAATCTTTTCCATCGTTTTCTGTAATTTTTATCAGATTGTGTCTCTTTTGAGACTTCTTGCTTGCAGTTGGGGCAAGCTGAGTAATTATTTGTTTGGTTTAATGGATTATAGGAGCCGTTGAATGGATTATGGGAGCCGATGAGATTTTCCCGGCAGAGGGAGCATTCTTGATAGATCGTTTGATAAATACTAAGTCTTAATTGCATTGTGTGATACTCCTAATTGTGGAAATGGAAAAGGGGGAGGGCGTGTCTCTTCAGGTCTAATCA